CCGGGGTCGCGCGCGCACAGCTCGCCGCTAATAGGAAAGCTAGTAGGATTCCCATTATCTTTTTCAAAGCCCGTAGCTCCTCAGCGCGATGGCGCGCGCTTCGATCTGCTCCATCTTCTTTTCCCAGGGCACGCAGGGCGCGCCCTTCGATTGCGCGCGCTGGCAGCGCTTGCATGTCAGTCCGAAACAAATCATGCAAAGTCCGCTGCCGTCGTTCTGGCGGTGCGGGCCGTCCGCGCCGGGGACGACGTTCACGAGCGCCTGGCAATGCGCGCAGGTGAACGTCTGGCATTCGATGATTTCGCCGTAGGGCATCGCCGTGATGGCGATGCCCTCGACGCGTTTCGCGTGCTGCTGCAGCAAGGACTACTCCTCGACGAAAGCTTGCGCGTTCGCGACGCCGGTGTAGGTCGGCGCGACGGAGCTGAGGCAGGAGAAGAGCATCAGGTTCGTCGCCACTGCCGGCAGAAGGATCTGCGCTCCCTCCGTCCAGGAGTTCCAGGTATAGGTCGCGCGCTGGTTGACGCCCTGGTCGAACACCGAGCTGTTCGCCGTGATCGTGGCGCTCTCGACGGTCGTCAGGGTGTGCGCGATGACGATCGCCACGCCCGGATCCGTCGGGTCGATATTGCGCGGGGTCACCGCGGTCGCCGTGGCCGCCGCCGTGGCGCGCTGCAGGATCCATTCAAGGACCCCGTCGGCCGCCGCGCCGAGCGTCGAGAGCACGAAGCTGTAAATCTTCGGCCGGGTGAGCGCCGTGCTGGTGATGTCGAGCGGGGTCTTGAACGAGCTCGAGACCGCTCCGATGCTGCCGGGACATGAAAATCTGCGTGCCATGCTGTTCTCCGTTTCTATTCAAATAGAAATTCTGTTGCGGTCGAAACTTGTTTACTTCTTGGCCGCGGCTCTCGCGGCGGCGTCCGTCGGATGCTCTTCGGCTTCCTGCTCGGTCACGCAGATGTAGCCGTCGCGGATGTAGTGGCGGAGATTCGGCAGGCCCTTCGGCGCGCGCAGCAGGTTCTCGCCGGCGATGCTGTCCTCGATCGCCTTGATCTCTTCCGCGCTGGCCTTCACCCATTTGCCCAGCAGACCTTGCTCGGTAATCGCTTTCGCACTCACGATCATTTTTGTTTCCTCCTCTAAGGAATTTCGTAAACTCGATCGATCCATTCGAGCTGCTCGAGTCCCGCCACCGGGAACGTCATCTTGTCGGAGATGGGTACGCGGTTTTCATAGAACTGGCCGATGCGAAGCTTGATCGCATGTTTCGTCGTTTCCGGGACCGATGCGCCCGTCGCGCCGTACCCGGCGATGTAGAGAACCTGCACGGCCGACTGAATCGCTTGCGTTACGGGCCACGGCAGGTTGTTCGCCGGCGCGATCCGCGCGGGCTCGCTGTCCGTGTCCACGATGTAGCCGGGCAGCCCGGGCGCGGGATTCTGCGCGAGGGTCTGCAGCACCCCGTTGTTGTCCAGGTACTTGATCGAGGTCACCGACTGGCACGGCGAACGGAACAGCCGCAGCGGTCCGCTCATCAGCGAAATGGCGCGCGCCAGGTAGGACTCGACCGAATAGGTCGGAGTGAAAAATTTCAGGGTGGCGTTCGGCAGGTCCGGAAAGCTGTCCAGCTGCATGCGGAAGGTGGTCGTGAGGAAAGCGCGGTTCTGGATCTTCTCTTCGAGCACGCGCGCGGCGGTGATGAGTCCGTCGATGTAGGCGTCGTCATCCGTTCCGGTGACGCGAAGGTGGAGTTTCGCTTCGTCGCGGGTGATGGGTTCAGCGGTCGGGGCGGTCACGACGACAAGCGATGCGGTCACGTGGCTCCCCTCTCAGTTATTCTTTGTCCGCTTCGGCTTCGGCTTCCTCGATCTTCTTCAGCTTGGCCTTGGCTTCAGGCTTTTCCTCCGGAGTCAACTTCCCTCCGCGGAGCTGCTCGATCAGAGACTTTTTGTCCGTGCCGGGCGTGACGGATTTTTCGCCCGCGTCCGTGGCCGCCACTTCCACTTCAGGTTTCTTCGCACGCGGGTTGGGCACTTCCTTTGCCGCGCGCGCGGCGATGAGCTCCTTGCCGAGCGCGTTTTCGACCTCGTAGGTCTGCTCGGAATGAAGCACGTGCGGGAGCCGGGGCCCCGCGGCCGTCGAGATCATCTGGATCCACATTGCGACGAATCCTCCGAAAAAAATAACAGTGACGTCGTGTAGCTTTTAAGCTACACGCCGACGGCTGCGAGCAGCTGGCTGACCGTGGCGTCGAGCGCCGCGGGCGGCAGCTTGTCGCCGCTGTACTGAATGGCGATCCCGAAGTCGAGCACAGCGTTCGCCGTGGCGCGGTTCAGCACCGGGCGGACGTAGCGCAGCAATGGCCGCACCACTTCGAGAATCAGGACCTTGTTCGAATCGCCGTCGAGCATGGCCGGTGTGATGGCGCCGGCGATGTCGGCCTGGTCGGTATCGTTCGAGAGCGAGCCGTTCTGGGCTTTGAGCGCCGTGACCTGCGAGGCCGTAAGGGCGCCGACGCCGTAAATGAATACGACGTTGTCCCATCCCTGCATGTCGACGTGCGTGCCGGTCAGGACGGTTGTTCCCGCCGCGGCCGCGTTCGCCACGCGCACGACGTTGAAACTCTTGGAAAGGTTGACGCCCATTTTGCTGGCTCCTCCGAAGTCCCGAGGACTTCGCTGCTGAAATTTTTACGGCCCGCCGAAACTTTACGCGGCGGCTAATTGTTGATCAGGCGGACGAACGGCTCTTCGAGGACCGGGGCGCCATCGAGTTCGGCGCGCGCGATGTAGCCGGTCTGGTTCGTCGCGGCATAGAGCTCCACCAGGCGCTGCAGCTGCATGGAGAGAGCGTCCACGATCCAATAGAACGAGAAGTCGCCGAGGATGCCGACGTAGAGGCCGGTCGTGAACGTCGAGGGCATGTACTCGGAAATGAAGTACGGCAGGCCGAGGATCGCGTCGCCGACGCCGACTTCGAGCGAAGCCTGGCCGATGCCGGAAGGATTCCAGAGGTATTGGCCGTTCGTGTCCTTCAGCTGGCGGATGCGCTGAATGGCGAAGCGGTGGAAAGCCCATCGCGCGTTCTGCCAGTATTGCGGCTTCAAAAAGTATTTCGCGTTGATCAAGCCGTCGGCGGTGAAGTTCGTCGCGCTGCCGGTCTGGATGTCGCGGGCGGTGGAGATCCCCGAGCCGTTGGTCGTGGGGACCATCACGCCGAGGGGCTGCTGTGCTCCGCTGCCGAGGAGGAAAGCCTTTTCCTGGGTGACGCCGAATTTGTAGGCCAGGCGGTCGCGGACGATCGATTCCGCGTCCAGCGCGCCGGCGCGAAGCAGTTTGTTGCTGATGCGGATGCGCTTGGCGAGCGGGTGGGGCTGCAGCTCGCGCTTGCCGAAAACGAGCGCCGTGTCTTCGTTGCCGGTCGTCAATTCCGAGGTCCAGTCGGAGTCCGCGATGTCCACGTCGCGCGTGGGCACGCCGAGGGTCGTGGCGCTCGTGAGCGTCATGACCGTGGCGAGCTGGCGGATGAAGACTTCGTTGTCGACGATGGCGATCAGCTCGGCCGCGAATTGCTGCGGGATCACCAGGAAGCCGCCGGCGGTGTCGAGGTCCATCTGCAGGTTACGGAGTTCGGCTTCCTCGCTCGGCGATTTTCCGCCGACGAATCGCCGGAAGGCCGCGCGCATTTCGGGCGAGTTCAATTTGTGTTTGCCCTCGACCTTGATCTCGCGCATCGAGGATCCGCCGAGGCCATGGGCGTTGCGTTTCGGAAATTTGAAGATGCCGGCCTGCGCGTTGGGATCGGCGTTGGGGTCCGGATCCGCGTGCTCGGTCTGCCGGCCCGCGCGGGCGCGAAGTTCCGCCTCCGCGTCGTTCAGCTTCTTGGTGCGCTCCTCGCCTGCCTGAAGCTTATCGATTTCCAGCTTCACGGCGTCCGAGTCCGCCATGTACTTGTCGAAATTCGTGACTTCCTCGGTGGTCATCTCGCGCTTTTCTTTTGTCGCGAGGTCGTGAATCGCGCGGCCCTGGGTCACCAGGGTGTTCCGCTTTGTCTGCAGTTCGAGAAGGGTGGGCATGTGCGCTCCAGAATTTCGTGTGGGCCAAAAAAAAAGGGCCGCTGGCTTAAGTCGCCAGCGACCGCGTCGGCGTTCGCTACGAATTTTCTTTCCGCCGGCTGGTCAGCATCGGCTCCGCGCGCGTTCGCGG